CCACTATTTAGCTCCAATTAATATCTTATCTAATTTATCTTCTAATCTTTTCATTGCATCCATGATGTCATGCATATCTTCTTTGACATCATCTTTACGTGCATACTCTTCTCGTGTCTTATTTAACAATATCTGTAATCTTTTTACTTCGCCAAACATCTTGTTGAATGCCCAACCAAATGGTACAACGACCATAGTTAGGATGATGTTCCAAAATAACATTGCATCTATTTCCATGTTTAGTCGGCATCCTTGATGGTTAGTGTTCCTGCTTTAACTTGTTTTAATATTTCTTCATAATGTCTATTTAAAGGGTCTAAAGGTACAAACAACTCTTTTCCACCTTGTAAAGTTACTTTTATTGTATCTCTTTCATTAGTTAAAGGGTCATTATTATATTGTGCCGATATTATATTTTCCATTTTATCTCCTTAAAAGTCTGCGTCTGCTTCAACACCTTGACTATTATCAGTATCATCACTCACTTCAAGCCAAGCTGAAGTTCCACTACTTCTTGATGATGTTGAAAACTGTGCTCTGAAGATTTTTGTACTTATTCTAAAAAAAGAGGGTGCTGTACTTGGTTGGTCTGCATAACCTGCACCAAAAACATCAAAATCTCCATAGGTCGTAGTAGACGTAGAAACTGTTGGATTTGCTCTCATTTCTACTTGCAAGGGAAAAAATTGTTGAGTAAGAGTATCACTATAATACATACCCCAAGCACAAATTGAATTATCACCACTTGATGAACTTGACCTTCCCCAAAATTGAAAGTATCTTTTGCAAAGTTGTAGTTCTTCTCCAAATGACCTATGCTCAAATGGTGTGGCAGTAGAGCCTACTTCTAATTGCATACCAGTAATATACCACTCATTATCCGTTGAAGAAAATAAATTTGCTTGTCCTACTGCTCTATTTGCATCTGTACTACTTGCCCAACTTGTATTTAATGTTGCACTTGAACCTGCTGTATTTGTTCCTGATGCAAGAAACCATTGCACAAATAATGATTTATCAGCGTCATCATCAAAAGCACCTGAGGTATCAGCAGGGAATGTTATTGTTTTCTTTTCCCATGTATTAGCACTATCTATTGTGTAAGATTTACTCACTTGTCTTGTATTATCATTATCAAATAATTCTACTATGTATGTGCCAGTAATATTAGATTTTACATGAAAAGATAAAGTATATTGTTCTGCATCTGATGTGCCTTTTTTAAATTGTTGCACATCTTGTCCTTCTAAAAATTGAGATAAAGCTGCTCCACTAGCAGCGTTAAGACTAGATTCTGCTGTTGTAATATCTACTTTTAGACTATTTGCAAAACCATTAGGTGTATCTGTAGATTGTGTTATGGTAAGTCTACCACTATTCATGGTAAACCCATATCTCATTCTATCTAAAGAATAGACACCTGCTGTTCCACCTACACTTGTAAAACTTGTACCTCTTTGTGCCACTTGCATCGCACCATTAATAATAATATTTCTTCGCCCACCAACTTGATTATTGGTTAGGACTTCACCCATCTTTGCTAATTCTGCTGCTTTACTCATGCTAAGTCTCCGTGAATTAATACACTAAAATATACTGCATCTAATGCACCACCTGTACTTGCATTACCTGAAAGAACTTTACAACTTCCTGCTGCTATTGCATCAGACTCTACTATGGCTAGTAATCTTCCATAAGATGCTTGTCCATCTGTTACTGTAATATTATAGTTTGTGTTGCCCATATCACTATCTATGTTAACTGTGTGTTCCCCATCCCCATTATCAACTAAAGATGAAACATTAAAGCTATCATTCACACCTGTTAAATCTGTAGAACCATTTACAGCACCTCCATCAAAATTTACCCATGCTTTAGCACTACCATTTGCTACAAAACTCGTAGCAATACTATTATTACCACTCGCATCTTTAAATGTATTTACTCTTAATTCACTTGCCATTATGCTAAATCTCCAAAAACTGCTCCATAGGTTCTTTCCATATCTGTTTGCGAACCATTATCGTGACTATCTTGAATAACATGTGCAGAAGTTGTCCTTGAAACGCAACCACTTATATTAGATTGAGTAGAAGTAATAAACGTGGAATTAACAACAGTATATGTTGTAGCACTATTCATGTTATTAGCAAAATTAAGAGTAGTATTACCTGCACCACTACTGTCTAAAAGGCTGCTTATGTTAAAGTCATCCTCTAGAGCAACATTGCCACTTGTTCTGCCACCATCAAATATATACCATGCTTTAGCCAATCCTTGTTGCAGATTAGTTGTTGTACTATTGCCTTCACCTGTGACATCAATAGAACCTGCTGTGGTTACACCTGTAAATTTATCTACTTTAAGTTCACTTGCCATTATGCTAAATCTCCGAATACTTGAATACAAGCCTGTTCTGAATCTCTCACTGCTCCTGCATCTCTATTTCTCATTATTAATTGTGAGGCAGAAAAACTATGTGCTTGGTCTGCATTAAAAATATTGTCATTACTTGTGCTATCTCCTCTCACAGCTGCTGAAAAAGAATAGTTAGCATTGCTCATAACATTTTGAAAAGCATAAGTATAGTCACCTATGCCATTATCAACAACTGAAGCTATATTAAAACTATCGTTAACTCCTGTTAAGTCTGCAGTACCATCTACGGCAGTTCCGTCAATGTTACACCACACTTTCGCCAACCCTTGCACAGTATTTTGTGTCGTTGCACCACCATCAGATACATAAGTAGACGTATTACCTATCTTAACATTTGTGCCACCACTACCTGCTTTATCTACAATGGTATCTACATTTAATTGACTTGTCATACGATACTCCAATAACCATTAACAGTGACTGTCGCTGATTGTGTTATAGGACCTGCAGATAATCCGTTGGTTGTTGAACTAATTGTTATGTCTGCACTTATAGTCTGTCCATTTGTTCTGATGATACTGTTGTTACCTAAGAATGGATATCTGTCATCTGATTCAGTTTTAGTGTAAGTTTCGTTTACGGAGAACACATCGTAAACAACCATTTCTACATGGTCATTTAAACTTGCACCTTGTACTAATACAACGCTTGTTCCTGTTGTTGCAGCATAATCTGTTCCTGCTTTGAGCAACACACCATTCTGATACACATCCATATATAAAGTGTCTGTGTAGGCTAATGTTAAAGAGTTTGCATCACTACCACTGAAAGATGTTTGTCCTTGTGTGGCTTGATATACAAATCTGTTTCTTACTCCATTGGTGGGTGATTTACCTATATATCCCATAGTTTATCCTATTCTCCATAAGCAATATTTGCATCGCCATCGTCAAATGTGTTTCCATCTGGGTCTATTTTTATTTGAGTTAATTCTCCTGATAATGAAACTTTCCCACCACCAAAATGTATCTGATTATTTGCTGTGTCTGCAAGTTGAGCAGTCATAACCCAAGTGTTTCCAGACATTCTACGAAGATGAATAATACCCTGAAATGTTGCTGCAGCACCAGTGGTAACTGTAAACCTAAATCCATCAGTGTGACCTTCAACACCAGTACTAGGAGCAACCATAGCAGTAGCATTTACATAACCACTAGTAACAATTCCACCAGAAGTCCCTAGCTGAATGCCCATATCTTCAGTGCCACCTGTACTCATATCCCTAACCATTACCTCAACCCAATTTGTTCCTGAAGGTATGCCAGTAATCGTGTTTGCAGACGTTAGGTCAATTTCTGTAGCTAAGACATAAACAGGGGATGTAAGTCCTGCATCATTTACTGTAGTCAATGCCATAACTTACTCCTTATGCGTATGGACTGTCACCTAATACAGATGTATCCCAAGCTGCCTTGAGCTTTGCGATTGTGTCTGCATCAGATATAGCTTTAGCTGCAGGTGCATCTCTAAGTGCTTTCTTTTTAGTTACACTTGCAGTTTTTGCACTTGCATCATCTGCTTCTAATGCTTTCATGTACACTACATCTTCTGCTTCTAGTAGTGGTTGTCTGACTTCTCTAATCTTATCTTGAAAGATTTTCTTAGCCTCAGTCATGTCTTCAGAAATAACTTTTCCATTTAATGTCCAAGCTCCTCTGAAATGTCTATCAGATGGTTTAGTTACTGTTGAAGCATCAACTGTTTTACCATCTTTATCCATTATATATGTTTTTGGCATTGTGTTCTCCTTATGCTGCCTTATGAGTGGCTATTGTTTCTTCATCAATTCTCCAAGCATTTCGCCACTCTCTTGTGCTTGGAAGTTGATTCTTTTTGCAAATTAATAATCTTGGTCTATTAGCTTTCTGATATTCTCTCCATACTCTTTGTGGTATGTCTTTCATGATTAAGTATTCTATTGCTTGTTCTTCTGTCATTGCATCAATAGGTTTAGTATTGTGTAACAAATAACCTCTTGTGTGTTTCTTGAAGTCAGGCTTTGCTTCATCTTCTTGCAATGCCCAATAAACTTCTACAGGTGGTAATATGCCACCTTGCAATGCACAAGCCATCCAATTAGGGTCAGGTATAGTTATCTTAGCAGGTGAATCAGGTTCTTCAGGGTCTTCCCATACAACACGATACTCTGATTGTTTGCCTTCTAATTTTTCTTTTGCCCAACACAATCTTTCCCATAAATGTGTTCCTTGAAACTCAGGTGTTTTTATTGTCATGCTAAATCTCCTACTATTGCGTGTCCATTATCTGTTGTATCCATTAGAGCACTATGTCCATACATATAAGCAACATCTACATGGTCTGTTGAAGAACTTTCACAACATACATAGTTATATTCAGTTCCTATGGTTGCATCCCCTGCTCCAAGTAAAGCATAATCTGCATTGCTCATATTATTAGCAAAATTTATTATTGAACGACCTACTGCCGTATCAGATGCTGAACTGACATTAAAGCTATCATTAACTGTAACTGCATCTGCTGTATTACAATTTAATCTTGCCCAAACTTTATTGACACCATTAAAAATGTAACTTGTATCAATAGACTTCTCTGTATTTGTATTAACTTGGTCAGATGTTGTTAATGTATCAAATGCTATTGTTCCGTTTGCCATTATGCTAAGTCTCCGTGTACCACTATTCCACCTCGTCTTGGGTCTTCTTTAGTATTTGCAACATTAAAGTAAACTGCTCGTGTAGAAGAAGTAACATTTTTAATATCAGCTTCACTATCACTACCATAAAGTGAGCTATGACCAAAACCACCATCATTGTTTCTTATCATCATACTTGTTGTAACATAATCTTTGCTATTCATATTGTTAGTAAAATTGTGGGTGAAATCCCCGGCATCGTGGTCTGTTATAGTTGTAGAGTTTAAATTATCTTCTACGCTATCATCTAACAAAACGGATGACCAAACCTTCGCCAACCCTTGTTGCAGATTAGTTGTGGTTGAACCACCTTCTCCTGTAACAACAATGCTACCTGCTGTAGATGTACCTGTTAGGGTGTTTGTCTTAATGGTACTCATGCTAAATCTCCATGAATTGATAAACTATGGTCATGTGTTTCTTGTCTAGTTCCATCTGTAGCCATAGCACCACTATAAGTAAAAGATGATGTAGTTCTGCCACCAAAATCATTGTTAGAAGATTGACCACTTGTATTTCTTGCTTCCCAATGGTCTCCATATCCTGAACTAAATGTTGTGGCATAATTTTTATTAGAAAAAGCATTTGTAAGACTATAACTTATAACACCATCTGTACTTTCATCTGTAATACCTGTTACGTTAAAAGAATCCATTGTTGCTTGAGATGTTCCACCATAAGATGCCCATACTTTAGCAGCGTGTTGTTTAGTAAGTGTTGCTGCACCACCACCTGTGCTTTGTACTGTATCTACTTTAATTGTACTCACGATGTTACCAACCTTCCACCACTTTCTACTGTCAATGTTACACCACTAGCGACAGTTAAAGGACCTGTAACTTGTGCATTCTCTGTAGCAAGTATCGTTACGTTAGAAGTTAAACTTTGTGAGTTTGTTCTAAACATACCACCAAATTTAAAGTTACCTTTGTTCTCTGCTGCAGGAGTGATGTTACCACCTGCTAGTTCAAGAAAATATACAAAAACATTATTTGTTCCTGCCGAAGGTGCGTCACCACTGCCAAAAGTAAGAGTGCTACCATCAGGAATAGTATACTTAGAGCTATCCTGTATTACACCATCAACTGATACAAGTATGTCTTGGACATTTGATACTGTTCTACCTAATGCGAATGTAGTGTCACTTCCATCGCCATCGAACCTGACTACTGCAGGTGAGGCTTGAAAGTTTGCAGGAAGTGGATTACCTACATATGCCATTATGTAATCTCCATGATTGATACTGCTATGTCAGTTGCACCTGATGCAGTTAGTTTTAAACTATCTGTTGTTTCCATCACAATCTTATTACCTGATAATAGTTCTAACGAAGAACCTGCAGGTATAGGTGCATTTGTCACTAACTCTACATCTGCATTGTTTCCACTGTTAGTGCCTGAAGGTGGTCGGCTAGATGTATCTGAACTTAATGTAACTGTTGCAGTCACTTGGCTTGTTGTTGTATTACCAAGCATGACTCCTAACACTACTGTTGTTGTAGAACTGCCTACTGTATAAACTGTTGCTTGGCTCGTAGTACCTGCAACTGTTATAACTTTAAATGTATTTGCCATTTTTCTATTTCCTTATAATTATACACTATTTATGTTTTTTTGTCAAGTTAAAATTAACCTAACGCAATGGCTAACGCAGTTGGGTCTTCACTTGAGAACCCTGCACTAGTCAAATATGTTTTTAAAGTAGTCAATGCTACTTGTTTCATAGTACCACCATCGTTGGTTACTAATCTGTCTGCATCTGCTAATGTAATTGCTGAAGCAGAGGTGTCACCATCCATGATATTTAATT